TATCTTGCTTCAAAAATTTCCTGACCGAGTTCGTTTAAGTTTGCGTTTGCCATATTATCTTCCTGTTATTTTAGAGATTCCTTTAGACTTTATTATAGTAAGGGTCCTAGCATTGTCCATTAAGGATTTAAGATAATTATTATGTGTAATTACAAACAAAGTCTTATCTTTCTTCAATTCTGACAAGAGTATATAGAGCCCTTCCAGCCCTTCCTGGTCGAGATTTTCAGCAACTTCATCGAAAAACATTAAGTTAGATTTTTGGTTGTGGGAAATCTTCAAAAGCTCCTGCAATCCCAGCATAACCGACAAACTAATCTTCCTCTTCTCCCCCCCAGACAGAGAGATATAGTGGATTCCTTTCTTATTATGCGTGATAGTTTCCTTCAAGCTCTCATCAAACTCTATAAAAAACTTGCCTTGTGATAGGTGGGAGAGGTAGAAGTTTACCTTAGAATTAAAATAATCCAGCACATTCTTGATAATGTATTTAACAATACCTGATTCAGAGAACCCCTTCTCCCAGAACCGCATGATCTCATACTTACTATTGTACTCCTGCTTAATATCGTGCGATTCTTGAATCTTTGCCAAGGTATCCTTTTTAATATCCTCAAAGGTTTCAGACTCCTTCTTTAGTTGGTTGTACTCAATAATCTCATAATATTGTACAGAAGTAATAGTAATTGGTTTTACTTTTGCTAATGTAATTGCTCTCTTCTCCTCAAATTTAAGAATAGCATCCTCACACACAGTAAGATCATTTCTTAATACTTTGGGGTGGAAGGGAGCCTCCATACTTTGACCACACTTATTACAAACATCAACTCGGCTTGGATCATTTATTCTCTCAAGAATATGATCTCTCCTATCCTCTAATGCATCTATCTCTTTATTGATACCAGCTACCTCCCAACGGAGATTGGTATTATTCTGTTCTATAGTCACCACATCTGAGAGAGACATAGCTAAAGCAGCCTCATCAAACTTACCCTCTACTCCCTTGCGTAACCTCCCCAGGTGCTTCAGTTTAGTATCAAAAGATTTAATACTCTTCTCATGCTCCTGAATAATGGCATCTTGTTTTCTAACTGTTTGTGAGTATTGAGACTTTAATTGCTTGACCGATTCTCTCAAGGAAAAAAGATCATCCAAGTTCAGAAAGTTCTTAATGATCGTTCGCTTATCCTCAGGCGTAGCATTAATAAACTCAATATTATTTTGCTGACCGAAAACCGAGGACGCTAAGAATACTTTATAATTAGTTTGGAGAAGCTCGTCAATAAGTGCTTGGGTATTCTGGGAATTGTCCCTAGTAAGCTCTTTGTCTCCTTTGTGAATCTTGAGGAAGACGGGCTTTCTGCTCCTTTCAATTACGATATCATCGTTAACTGTAATCTTTACCGAACACTTTTTCTTCTCCTTGTTATTTATCAATGCCTCTTCAGTAGACTTACGAATAGTCTTACCAAACAAACCCCAAACAACGGCTTCAACTAGAACACTTTTGCCTGAGCCATTGGATCCACCAGTGTCTTTATTTTTACCCTCAATTAATACTATACCTTTGTACTTATCAAAGCGTAACTTTACATTTTTGATAGAGTAAAAGTTATTTATTTCTATCTTGTTGATTTTCATGAATAAGTTTTAATCCAGAGAGGAGATCTTCTTTATTAATTTTTGTTTTGCTTGAGTTAATATAGTAATCAATTAACTCATCATTAAGAGCAGTTGTAAATACTCTACCATCAGTTTCAAATTCTTCCTTATCATCCAACAAAGGCTTGTATTTAACCTCAATAGACCCCACCCGTAACTTGTCGCACAGGTCTGCAATCCTATCCTGATCTTCATCAATACTATTGATGTTAATTCTTAGTAAAGTAAAGTATGTGTGGTTACCCTCATCGTTGATCCAATCAATGTTATCCTCTACCTTGTCGTAGTCTATAACTAAATGTCTTGGTCCTCTTTGGTTGGGTACTTTGTCCATCCCATTTTCGTCCAGTACCCCATAGTAACAGTCTTTTCCTGCTTCTCCGAAGTTGGTGGAGTAGGGGGTTCCGATGACGGATACAGTTTCATTCTTACCTTCTTTGTGAATATGCCCAAGAATCGTTGGGTTTCTAAAATCGGATAGAGACAAGCTAAAATCAGCATCGCCAGCAGAGTTAAGCACCCCATAATAACCAAAGTGCCCGAACACAGTATAACCCCTAGGAGCATTGAGAAGCTCTCTTTTAATTTTTGTTTCATCTTCATAGTGTGGAATAAATACCCATTTGTTTTTGTGATCTATCCAAGTGTGAGTAATAACTTTCACCTTTGGACTTTGAAAAAGACTTAACGCTGTAGTACCATCGTCAGCTTTATTTATGCTATCATGATTTCCTCTTAGGATAAAAATCTTTTTAGTCTTGCTTACCTCATCAAATAATTCTTTTAGTGCTAGTAGTACTGTCGGTCTAGGATTCCTATGCATCATAAGATCTCCCAAAAAAATAACCTTATCACAAGTAGGATTCTCTTTACAAATTTCTAGTATGGATTGCTTCTGAGCAGCAAGTAACCCCCTTGGTTTGTTATCGAAATGTAAATCCCCAATTATTAGTGTTTGCATAAAGCCTCCCAACTAACAGGAAAAAGCTCTTGCATAATCTTTCCAATAGCTTTAGCAAATTCCTGTGTTTCTTTTTGGGTATGTTCCTCAGTCCTCAATTTATATAGGTGGTGCCAACCAAGAAGCGTACCTGTAGTAACAGTAGTAGTGTACATAGCTTGAGGAAGGATCATTCTAGCTTGCTCTGGGCATACACCAGTATTAAGCAATCTCTCATACACCTCCGACATATGACGATATACATTCTCTACTTTCTCATCGACAATAACCGCATCCTCATTGGATAGCCTATCATTACTACTTCCCTGCTTTATATTGTCGGACCTATCTCTCCACTCATCAGGGAGAGGGTAATAAAACTCTGGGTCAGAATCAATATATCTACGAGAGACCTCACTCCAAGAGAAGCCCACCTGATGCTTGCCTAGCTGACGCAGTACGAATAAAGGTGCGACTATGCGTAAAGTACATACAGGATGACGGAAAGGAAGAATATGTCCATGCTCTGCCAAATAGTTGATAAGTTTTGTATCTGTTTTGTGATCAAATATTTCATGATTCTTATTAAAGGAACACCTAGCTGCATTTACAACAAGAAGATCTCCGTTACAGGTGTGGCTCATTAGTTCTACTGAACCTTTATCTAATATGTTGTTTACTTCCAAAACTGCCACCTTTTCTTAGAGATTCCTCTTCCCCAAGTACCTACGAAGGTATTTAAATCTGAATAGAGAAAGGTATGGTTTCTATCAGCATCTAATAGGACACAACCTACATTATCATACAACCTTAAATCCTTTTCTATATACTTACAAAAACCTACAAGCTTATCTATTTTGCGTTGGTATTTAGCTCTGTCAGTTTTACCATCGTCTTCCACCACAAGAAAGTAATTAAGATTCATGCCCTTAGTACCGTGTCTAAGATCCACAGCAACCCCAATAGCTTCCTCTACTCTATTAGAGAAACACTTACCCATCTTGGATAATACAATACTTTTAAGCTCTAGTGCGCTCTTATTGCAAGCCAGATCCCACCGCTTATTAAGGAAGGCTCCTGAGATAAGGGCTTTATGTTTTTCTTTAATCTTTACCTCTTTCGTATCGACTGCATTCTTGAAAATATTAAGAAAGCCATCCATATGTTTATCAGCTTTCTTCACATCTCTTGCATTTCCTGCGTAAGAATTTATAGTATCATAATAATGGTCAACTGCTGTTTTCATAGAATTGGTATACCGTTATCAAAGTGAACTTCTTCACCGTCACCAAAGGACTTGCCAACCTCTGCGTCAATAGCAAGAGGTACATCAAAATGAATATTAAAAATTTTCTTGATCAAGGGGTAGTTGACCATCTCATCATAGAGGATCGTCAAGGTTTCTTTCACCTCTTCTTGAGGACATACAATTTCAATCGAGTCATGCACCGTAGCTACAGGCTTGGCTTGCATTCCCGCAGCCTCAAACCTTCTAGCTGCTCCTAATAAGGAAGTAAGAAGTATGTCAGAGGCTGCGCTTTGGATAGTAAAGTTTAGTCCTTGTCTCAATGCTCTGTTAACGACCGAACGATCCCTGCTTGCCACATCAGGTAGGTTGCGCTTGCGACCGAAGATAGTGTAAGCATATCCATTAGTTTTAATGAAGTTGTTAACAAAATCCATGTAGGAAAAGATTCCAGGATAAACATTCTCATAGTCTTTAATAATCTTCTCTGCTCGTCGCATAGGAATACCCATGGTCTCGCTTAAATTGAAAGCACCTCCCCCATAGACAATTAGGAACGAAACTGTCTTGGCAATCTGGCGTTCCTGCTTACTGATCTGTTCTTTATTAAATAGCAGCTTGGCAGTATAGGTGTGCAGGTCTGCGCCCTCATTAAAGGCTAACTGCATATTACCGTCCTTAGCTATATGTGAGAGAACTCGTAGCTCCATTGCCCCATAATCAGCAGCAATAAACGCCCAGCCCTCAGGGGCTGTGAAAAGGCTTCTAATGTTGTTTTTGGTTTCTCGGGGTAGGGTGTGGAAGGAGACTCCCATTGCCCTCTGAGCGTTGTACGCAGCGCATGAGAGCCTTCCTGTGGAAGTGCCGTCAAAGCGGAAGTCTACAAAGACTTTATTCCTCTCATTATACTCGATGGCATTCTTAGTGCCGTCAATATAAGTCTTGGTTAGCTTCTCAGATTTACGAAGATCTAGCAAACCTTTCAGGAATTTCTTAGCTTCAACCAAGTCTTCTGTAGTCTTCGACGCAATAACAGACTTGCTTATCTTCTTCCCCTCATCTCTATATTGCCACTTACCCACGGCTTTCTAGCTCTGCATCAATGTGTTCAAGAAGTAGTTTAAGGGTGGGAGCGGAGACCGAAGGTTTCCCTTTGGCTGTTTTGTCGGGAGGATATAATTCCATGCCATCTTCTCTGGTGTATAGGATTTCAATCAAGTCGTTGTTAGAAGAGAGGTTGTCTGTCTTTGTCACACTCTTACAAGTGTAAAGAAAATCCTCCTCATCCATATTAGTAGACCGCAACTGTTTTCCTACAGACTCCAGAGTAGAGAGGTCTACATCCAGCCCAGTATACTCCATCTCTGCGAAAGTTTCAAGAGAGGGCATAACAACATTCTCAATGAGATTCATCACAGGTTGACCCTCTAACTTTTCTATGATAAGGTCGAAGAGCTTAAGGGTAAAGTAGGTATCCATCGCATTGCCCTCACAGCAATCGGACAGATCCATGTTTTCCCAATCAAACTTGCTGGGGTTATCAATAGTAAGCATTAAAGATCCTCCAACTCGTTAGCAAAATAAAGTTTAGTAAGATCCATCAGACTCTTAGGCATATTCTCATCCAGTAAGTGATGCATGATCTTAGTGTCCCACACATTAACTGTCTTTATTTGATAACGAAGTAAAAACTTCAAATCAAATTTGGCATTATGAAAGACCTTCTTATTTTTTGGATTAATAAGAATACCTCTAATATTCATCCAGAACCTATCATGATGATCTAAATCCTTAAAAGGAGAATCCTTATGATCACACGGAATAACCCAAGTCTGCTCCTTAGAAGAGATAGCGATAGTCTGAATTTTATCTTTTAGAAAATTCAATCCAGTAGTTTCAATATCTATTGCTATAGTTTCCTCACTATGCTGTAGCTTTTTAGCTAACGCTGTTACCTCTTCGATCTGCGTGAGGACTTTGTAGGTAAAGTTCCCTTTAACTCTTTTGCCAAGTACATATTTTTCATATGCGTTCTGTATGTCCGTTCGGAATAGAACTGTGTGCCTAGGCTCCTTAATACAGGAGTAAGGATGAAAAATAGGCACAACGATACAGCGATGCCCTCCAGTAGTGATATATTCATAAGATTTTCCTCTCTTGCTTGTGATGCCGCTCTTCTTAATTAGCATCTTCATGGCTAGGTTACCACAAGGGAACACTAGTTTCGGCTTTACCTTATCTATGGTAGCTTCTAAGTGTACGCGACACAACTTCATATTGTCTGGGGTCATGTCGGCCTCTTTAACAGAGGGGCACTTAACAGACGCAGCTAACCTATAGCTTTCTTTGTAACATTCATCAATGAGGGACACCTCTGCCTTAGAAAAAGGTGAAATGGTTCCCAACCTATAGTTAAGAGAATCAGACAAAAATAAGACAGGTGCTTCTCCAAAATCCTCGTAATCCATAACCGAATGGCATGGTTTACTTTTCTCCAGAATGGAACACCCCTCGCATAAAGGGTTATCCCCATGAGTTTTGTGTCCTGCATACAATTTATCGAGATCGAACATGGCTATAATATGGTATGAATAATCATTATATAGATAACAAGAGATTTGAAGAAATCATACTATTATACCAGCAAGATCCAAAAACTCATGAGGATGATCTAGTTTCTTTATTTGATTTATTAATCACCAATATAATTGATTCTTTTAGATTCAAAGTAGATCCTGATGATGCGAAGCAAGAGTGCTTTGCCTTAGTGCTTAAGACTGTGAAGAACTTTAAGCCTAGGAAAGGAACAGCCTTTAACTATTTTACAACCATCATAGTTAATAATCTAAAGCTTCTATATACTAGAAACAAGAAATACAATCAGAAAATAGAAAACTATATTGAAAGAAAGAAGGATGATTTCATATAATCTTTAGGTTTTTCATCACCATCGAAAGGTAATCTTCTGAATGCATTCCTTTTTTACTCAAGCGTACAAGGTGAGGAAGCTTCGTTGTTTTGTAAATTACAAAGCTGTGGGGCATATGGAAGCTGTCTACAATATAGAGGGGCTGTCCACGCTCAGTATCCTTATACTTCTCTTTAAGTTTGGATAACAAAACATTTGAATGCTTGTCCCACAAAGAAACAAATAATATGCTGATGGGATGCCTATCTTTCTTATAGGTTCGAATGATCTTATTAAGATCGTTTTCCTTTTTAAGGAAATGTAATTTGTACATTACTTTTTGTATTTCTTGGGTGCATTGGACTCTATAACATCTTCATTGAGAGTCTTCTTAATAGAGCCTCTGTCCATGAAGTTTTTTGGTGTAGTCGCAGGTATATTGCCTGACATATCATGCTCCATGACTGCTGTTTCCGCTAACTTAACTTGACCGTCTTCATTTTCAATCACGGTAATTCCAGAAGAAGCTAGTTCCTCTTTATTCTCTGAGGCATACTTCTGTACCATGTCTGAAAGCTGTTGATTAAGAGACTCTATACCTGTTACAAAGACTGTCTTAATAAAGTCCTCGTCCGTAATTTCTTGAGGCTTGCATACCTCTGCAAAATTCTTGTAGGCTATTGCCTCATCCTTCGAAAGTTTAACTTGTAATTTCATACGATTTCTACTCCGCTCATCTATACGGATTCTCCATTGACTAACATCCAGTTTAATACTTGTTTGCTCGGGATCCATTTAACTATTATAGTATAGGTAATACATTATGGAAGACAATTACGATTTTTCTGCGTTGAAGAAGAAGAAGCGGGTAAATAGCAGGGCTAAGGGTAGCACCTTTGAGCGGTCCATAGCCAAGACACTTAATGATAGATTCAACACCTCAGAATTTTCAAGAACTCCTGGATCTGGTGCGTTCGCCACCACACACTCTCTTCCTGACCACCTTAAAATTTATGGGGACTTGATCACACCACTAAACTTTAAGTATTGTATAGAATGCAAGAAAGGATACAATAAAGAAAACTTATATAGTCTATATAATTATAGTTCAGACACCTGGAAATTTATAGAACAATGTGAAAAAGATTCGGAAAAATGCCAGAAGACACCAATGGTAATATTTAAGCAAGACAGACAAAAAACCCTGGCTATAGTCCCCTATAATAGTTTATATAAATCTAATAACTACATAGAGATACATAAAGAAGAAAAAACATACAGAATATATCTATTTGATGATCTTCTTAAAGAGCCTGACTACTTTTGGTTTGATTAATCAAGGTCTCAAGTAATCTCATCTGTCCCACCATGTATTGATGAAGGGTACTGTTGTTTAAAGAACCTCTTGTTGGTCCTTCGAAAAATCTTCCCATTTTTTCCGCACTCTTTACAGGAATATTCACATCGGTTCGTGTTTGAACCCCCTCAGCAGAATATGCTCGCTCAAACCCAAGTTTACAAGCAAGTCCATCAACCAGGATATGTAGTGAACTTCCCTTAAAATCAAAACTAACATCGGAATTTGGATCTGCCATCTTCTGAAATACTTCATTGTGTCGGAAAACAAGGGATTTATTTTCATCATGAGAGGTTATGTTAGTAACTATATCTCTATAGTTCCCCCCAGTCATGATTGCATTTCTAATCATCCAATCTTTTGCAGCTTGTTGTTTAACGGGATCGGAATCATCTTCAAAAGCCTCTTGGACCATTTTAATTCTAGCTTGTCTACCAACTAATTCTGCTGCTTTCTGGCGAGTGGCTGCGTCTCTAAAGTTTGCTTTACTCTCATCTCCAAGAAACAGTTGACCAAGTTCAGTTTCTGTTTGCCCAGCGTAGGACAACTTTCCTTGTATAATTCTACCCAACGAAGCACAGACTTCAGCAGGTTGCATAGCTCTTATTTTACCATCATAAACATAAGTATTCCCGTCATTAATCGTAGTTTCTAACTTACTTACATCAGATTCTAATTGTTCTTCAAACTCTAAGAATGCGTCCCATCTCTCCTTCCCCTCCCCTGTAGTAATATCACCAAACTGTAGCTCGTCTGCCCATTCGGTGAAACCCTCTTGGAACTTAGGATCATCAGCCGCTGTTGGGCCAAGCTCGCCACGAATAGACGCTCTTCTTCTTACTGTAGTATTATATTCTCCACATTTAACATCTTTTTTAATCGGACCTACTTTATCTTTTTGACCAACCCCAAGCTCAAAAGCATACTTAGGATCTTTACTTTCCGTAATTGCTAGTGCTGGGTCCAACCCTAGTAGCTCACACGCTTCTACAGCCTTATCGTAGTTCTCTTTCTTGTAGGACAAAACAGTGTCACCTCTAGCTCCCTGCCCCCCTTCCTTACTTAAATCCCCAGCAGAGTCAGCACCCATAGCTTTAACAAAAGCCATGTGTCTTCGTATAGTCATCAAGGTATATCTAACTAAGGGTTCGCCTCCATCTGTTTGAGCTAATTGAGCTTGTTCCATAAGGATTGCTTCTTCACTATCTGCGTCGAAAGTTTTAGCTACATCCTCTTCCCCCACCTTTGCTCGGGCGTGTTCTATAAGGTCTAGTCCTTTTCCACTAATATACTTAGCTAGATCCTTTAAAGCCGCTTTAATTTTCTTTGGATCGTTACCAGCCGCATTAAGAGCTACCGCAGCAACCATACATTTCTCATCAACAGTCCCTCTAACTTGATTTAAACCCTTGTTATTTGGTGCAGATGGTCCCCTCATTTGCTTTTCTTCAAAATCAGAGCATTGTTTTTTAAGAGCCGCTAAAGCGTCAATTTGTAAATCATTTTTGGTATTAATTACCACCCCTGTTTCTTGGGTATCACCAAAAATCATGAGCTTATCACCGTATATACCAACTTTTTGATCAACTGTATCACAATCTCCCTTACCTGTCAAAAATTTCATAAAATCTCTATGATGTTGTGACACTTCAACTACTAATCCAGGAGGTATTTGTTCAGTCTCACCTTCTACACCTATGGCTTGTCCGTTAGCTAATTTATAACCCCAGGCTGCGTTCCCCTGCCCTGTTAGGAATGTTCCAGGAGCATCACAATACTTTGGCTTAGGTTTAGTTGTTACACTAAGACAAAACTTCTTTAAATCTTCAAAAGTTTCTTGTATAGCCTCTACACCCTCTGATATATTAATTGGATCGTTCTCATCCAGGTTATACCCTGCTTCTACGAAAATTGTTTCTGGCTTTGCTAGTGCTTCATATCGAGCAGCCTCTTCTTGTGCGTCTATTTCAGCTTGTTCCTCATCCGATACTTGTCTATCGGCATCACCATCTTTAAAGTAATTAACAAGCATTTTCCAAGCTCGGGACTTAACATCTGGTGTTCCCCCTGCGTCTGCTACAGGTTGAGGTCGCCCTGCTCCTACAGGTCCTCCTACTAAATTAATTTTATTAGTCTTAACTCCTAGATAAGCATAGGGTTCTCCTCCTTTTACTTGCATTTCGGGATTATGCTGTTGCGTCTTCCCCGCATCAACGACCTCTTGCGCTTCAGATTCTGCTTCTTTATTAGCGGCAGAATCTATATCTTCCTGACTAGATTTTCCATCATCAGGTTTGACTTTTGGGGTATCCGCTTCTAAGATATAAGTAAGTTTAAATGTACGCTTCTTAAGCTTTTCGTAGCTCTCCATTAAGTCTGAGAAGTAGTCCATAGTATATTATAGCCAAGTTAAATAAGCTCAGTCTGCTTTTAACCACAGACTGAGCCATAGATACCTAAACATCACCTCCCTAGTTAAGATGGGTTAGCGTAGTTATAAACATTCATGAAATCATACTTGAAGTTCACAGTCAGTTGGTGGAACCCGTTAGTAGTATAGTTAAACTCGGAAGCAGACCAAGTGGAGGGCCAAACACCATAAAGCTCAATCGTTGAGTGTGGGGTCATAGTGTTATCAAGCATAACCACTTCAACTTTATCAGCTTTAAAGGTAGTACCAGCGGTGCCTCCTGGCTGTGCGCTCTTGGTCATCTCACCAGTGATTGGATCGTAGGTGTGACGGAAGTAGCGATAAAGATCAGAAGCAGTTTCACGAAGATAAAGGTTATCAAAGTCCACAGTAAGTTCACCAGGGGTAACCTTACCAGGGTAGTATACCTTATCGTTGACACGATCAACAGCAATCGCTTCACTCTTCATTTCCAGACCACCAACTTTCTTGGCAGCAAGAGTTAAATCAGGTTGATTCGTCACATCAGCAGGTAGACCAAAAAAATGAATCTCAAATTGATATGCCCTTACTGAATCAAGATCAGTAGAGATGGTGGGAAGACCCTGACCAGGGGTGAATTTTCGGTCGTACTTAGTCTTGTAATAAGATGTTGCCATTAGTTAATTCCTTACAGTGATCCTAACTGCGCCGATTGGTTAGTTAGGTTGATTTCGAAGATGAGGATCTCAGCAGTCTTAGTAGGCTTAATGAGAACCTTGGTCCAAAGTTCGTTGCGATCAATTCTAAACGGAGTATTAACCGACGAGTCACAAACAACACGGAACTCGGTGATACCTCTTCTTCTACGGATATCATCGAGGAAGGGGTTAAGAACACCTTCAATTTGTGACCAAGTGAACTCATCGTTAGGCTCGAAAACAAATCTCTGGGTGGCTGCAAGGATAACCTTGCGAATGTAGATCATGAGTCTGCGGATATTAATTCTATCCAGAGCAGTTGCAGATCTTTGAGTAGTTCTTTGACCAAAGATAGTGATGCCTTGTTGCGGGAAGGAAACGACTGGGTTAACAACATTTCCACCACTGTAGAGACTGTCTCTATCACCTTGGTTCAATTTGACTTCTACCTCCGTAGGCTTCGTGAGGCGACCTCTACGGAACCCCGCAGGAGCAAACCAGCTATCAGCCACAGCATCCGTGAAAGCCATCTGACGGGCTCCGAAGATCGCAGGATCATACCAGCGATCAAGTCCGTCAAAGGTGCTGAACACCTTCACCCAAGGCCAGTAGATAGCAGCATAAGAACTATTAATAGGAGCGGTTCTTGATCCACCAGTAGAGGATGATTTGCCGTTACTCCAATCAATTGCGTCCTGAACCGTACCCACTGCAACAGGAGGTGAGACAAGAGCAAGGAAGTTCTGAGTAGTTTCAGCCATAGTAATCAAAGCATTCTGAACCGTTTGAGCTTGGATTCCTGGGACCAAAGCTATGGCAACATTAAGAGTAGGATCATCAAGAGCTTGCATTCCCGTCTTGGGGTCAACAGAAGCATCTCCAATTAGGGCAGCATCAGAAGTTCCAGCCTCATCACCATTAGTTCCACCAGCTAAGTTCGTAGCTGTCGCAGGAATAATTTTATTCCACCTAGATGCACTAATAGAAACTCTAGATTGTTCAACAGGAGTACCTGTACCAGTGGGGAAAGTATTGGGCTCTAACCACTGATAATCTACTTGGAAAGCAGTTGTACCCATCAAAACACTTAAAAGATCCGAAAAGTCTGTAAGCTTGGCTGCGGTAGCATCAGCATCGTTCTTAACCAAGTTAGCTTTGATGATATCAGAGGTAGTATTGGTTTCTCCAGTATTAATAACATCTTCAATAAATGCACCCGAACCAACAAAGCTACATTTGAAAGTTTCATCCGTAGTACCGTCTTGATTAACATTAACACTAAAGTTTTGTGATCCAAGATCCGCAGTGGTAATACTATTACCGCTAGTGGTCCCGTCTGTCTTGCTCCCACCATTGTACGCTGTTCCAGGATGCAAAGATTCCACTTTATAAGCAGCAGAGTTTGTTCCTGAGGTAAGAATACTTCCACCATAAACTCTTACAGCAGAAGCATAAGCTCCCGAAACACCGTAAGCAGTTGCTCCACTTGCGGGTGTAGTTGCCATCAAAGCAGAGGCACCATTAGCCTCACTAAAAGTAGTTCCACTACAAGCTGAAACACTGATAGATGCACCAGAGCCAGCATAAGAACCTACTAGGGCTCCAGATAATCCAAGACCAGTAGCAGCCGACCCTACACCACCATTAAAGAAACAACCAATCTTATCAGCATCTAAGCCACCACCAACAATCTTTCTAATGGCTTCACCTTGGCTGGTAGCAGTTCCAGCAGGAATGCTAAAGTCCTTACCTTCACTAGAGTTGTCTGCAAATTGGGCTGTTCCTGCATCATCATAAACTTGAATTCTAAGAGTAAGAGGTTGCTCAACCCCCCATCCTTTAGTATAGGTATCGTTACCAGAAACAATAACAGCAGGACAAGAGCCTATTCCCATAGTAGCAGAAGCATCAGCAGCAGTACTAGCTGCGGCTCTTACGAAATACATACTGTTGGTTTGCTCTAAGATTTCTATTCCACCCTCAAGACCTTGGCCTAAAAGTCCCTCACTAGGCTCACCAAAAGTTCTAATAAGGTTATTTTGGCTAGTGATTAAGGTAGCCTTGTTCGTGGGGCCTTTACCGGCAAACCCAACAATACCAACAATAGAAGTATTGATTGACGGGGCATATTCTGAAATATCTTTCTCAATGGTGTAGACA